ATGCAGTTATAAGTGGAGTGTATTATCCAGATGTAGGTCCAACTTCTAATCCACTAACTTTTAAAAAAAATAGACAACATTTAAATAGTTTTCCAGAACATGTACGTCCGGATACTAAAGGTAATTATAATCAATATACTATAGGTGCATGGACAGTACAGCCTATTACAGGTGATTGTTTAATATTTCCTAGTCACTTAGAACATGAAGTTGCACAAAGTTTAGATAAACAAGATAGATACAGTTTGGCATTTAATTATTTTCCAAAAGGATCGTTAGGACAAAATTCAGTAAGAGTAAACATATGACAGTAACATCTTTATTTCCGATACCATTATACTACTCAAATATAGGTGTAGTTAATGATATGACTAAACAATGGGTCTACAAACTAGATTATCCACATGAAGCGGCAGGCCACGATCATACAGGTAATAAAAAAATATTAGATGAAGTGCCTCTAAAAAACTTAAAAGAAAAAATTATTGATAGCTGTAATAAATTCATTACAGAAGAATTAAAAGTATCCGACGTTACTTTTGAATTACAAAACAGTTGGATTAACAGACATGATAAAGGTGAATATAATACTACTCATTGGCATAGTAATTCAATGTTAAGCGGTGTTTATTATATACAAAATGCGCCAGGCGCAGGCGATATAGTATTTCAAAAATCTCATTTATATTACAATTTATTTCATGATACTGTAAGAGTAAATTTTAAAGAGCCTAATGCATTTAACACAAATGAATTTTATATAACACCAAACGAAGGAGACATTGTGATTTTTCCAAGTCATTTAGAACATATGGTAACGCCAAACGAAACTGATATCCCTAGATACAGTTTGGCGTTTAATTTATTTGCTAGAGGTACCGTAGGCGGCGGAACATCGGAGTTAACTGTATGAGGCAAGTAATAGGTATTTGTGGATTGATCAGTAGTGGTAAAGGTAATGTTGCTGATATTTTAGTAAATGAACACAATTTTACAAAAATTAGTTGTGCTGACAAGCTCAAAGACGGTGTAGCAAGCGTATTTGGTTGGGACAGACAAATGCTAGAAGGCGACACAGAAGAAAGTAGACAATGGAGAGAAACTGTTGATAGTTTTTGGACTAAAGAAACTGGTAGAACTGTTACGCCAAGATTAATACTACAAGAATTTGGCACAGAATGTATGCGTAAAGGTTTTTATGACGGTATATGGGTAAGTGTAATCAAACAAGAAATAGTTAGAAATCCAGATACAAATTTTGTTATTCCGGATGTGCGTTTTCCTAATGAAGCAAATATGCTTAAAACCATATATGGAGAAGTTTGGCGTGTACGTAGAGGTCCTGATCCTGTATGGTTTAGAATGTACCAAGATATAGGGGTGGAACCGAAAGAAATACACGAATCAGAATGGCGCTGGGCTAATGTTGCATTCAATGAAGTTATTGAAAACCAAGGAACTATTGAACAACTTAAAAGTCAGGTAAAAGGTCGCCTTGTTTCCAACGGATCCCTTGTTTCTGCATAAGTCTTTGACAGTTAGCACATATTGTTTTTAGATTCATAGGCAAGCAATTATTTAGATCACCATCTATGTGAAACACATTAAACTGCTCTTTGTGCTTACTTTTAAAATTGCATTTTTCACATACATCCTTTTTTACATAGCCGGCCATTTTCCATTTAGGAATACCGTACCCTACGTGTCCATGCTTCAAACAAATTTCACACTTTTTTCTATAAAAGGTTCTGCCATTCTTTTTATAATTAATTGCCGCAGGTCTTTGTTTGCATATACATAATGGTCTCATAACGTATTTACCACACCTTTATAACCCCTTTTTCTGGGTGTATTTTAGGTAATCTTTATCGAATTCATATAAATACATTAGAACACTTTATTTGAAGGAGAAACTATCATGGCATTATCATCACCAGGTGTTGAGGTTAAGGTAATTGACGAAAGTTTTTACACGCCAGCCGAACCCGGCACCGTACCAATGATTTTTGTCGCAACAGCCCAAGATAAACAAAATGGGTCAGCTACAGGCACAGCGCCTGGAACTACAGCGGCAAATGCAGGTAAACCCTACCTGATTACATCACAAAGGGATTTAGTAGAAACATTCGGAGAGCCTTTATTCTATACAGATAGCAACAACAATCCAATACATGGAGGTGAGCTAAATGAGTATGGTCTACAAGCGGCTTATTCATTATTAGGCGTAAGCAATAGAGCATACGTTGTAAGAGCAGGAATTGACTTAGGTGGCATTACAGCTACAGCAGATGCACCGACAAGCGATCCAGCAGATGGAACATATTGGGTAGATACAGCATCTACAATTTATGGTTTATTTGAGTGGAACGGCGCGGCAGGTTCAACAGCAACTGGTCAAAGTTTTGTTTACAATGCACCTATTGTTATTACAGATGCAACAAAATTAGACGGCGGAGTACCAAAAACATCAGTAGGTGCTATTGGTGACTACGCAATCACAGCAACAACTACACTACAAAAAATGTATTACAAAAATTTAAGTGGTGCATGGGTAGAGGTTGGAAGTTCAGCATGGAAAGCAAGCTGGCCAACAGTGTCAGGTTCAACTGCACCATCAACAACTTCAGGCTTTGATATGACAATTAACGGCTCAACAGTTACAACAGCCGGTACAGATGCAACAGCGGCGGCGGCGGCAATTAATAGTGCGGCCATTGCAGGAGTTACAGCAGACGTAGATACAGCAAACGATATTTTGAGAATATACTCAACAGGCGCAAACGTAGTGCTTGCAGAAGGAACAGGTCTTATGGGAGACATGGGCTTAACAGCAGGAACTTACTACGCACCTGAGTTGAATATTGCCCCTCATACAAGTGTTCCTGAGTTTGGTGAAAACGATGCTACTCCACGTCCAACTGGATCTGTTTGGGTAAAAACAACAACACCTAACAAAGGTGCTAATTGGGCAATTAAAGTTTGGAATGATGCAACTAAATTATGGGATACAAAAAGTGTTTCGATTTTTGCAGACAACCAAACTGCTATCTACAACTTAGATAAGTCCGGTGGTGGATTGAATCTTAACTCAGACGCATTATTTGTAAAATTTAATGATGCAGAAGAATCAACACTAGTAGCAAACTTTAAAGTATACAAAAGAAATGCTACAGGAGCAACTACAATTACTGGTAGCGCAGTTACTACACAAGTTTCAGCTGGTGGAGTAACATTTAGCATCCAAGAATCAATTGTAGGTAGTGCAAGTTTAAACAGTGCAGTGGCTATTAGTGCTACAGCAACTGGTGCGGCAACTGATGCAGATGTAATTGCAGGTGCTATTAACAGTGCTGGCTTTACAAATGTTTCTGCAAGCGTTGACACTGCAAACAGAATTGTAATTTCACACAGCAAAGGTGGCGAATTTAGAATTGCTGACACAAGTGGACATTTAGCAGAGGCTGGATTTAGCACAAGTGATACAACAAATCTTTACGCGGCGCCAGCAGGTGATACAACTAACGATTTTGTAGCAACAAACTGGAAAGTACTTACTGCGACTAACAGTGCAAATGCACCAACTGCACTTGCAACTGACGGCACATTATGGTATAATTCAGTAGTTGATGAAGTTGATATCATGGTACACAATGGAACAACTTGGGTAGGTTATTTAGATTCTACAAGTCCGTTCTATAGTGCAAGTGCTAACGATCAAACTGATCCAGCAGGACCGATTGTAAGTGCAACAGAACCAACTTTACAATCAGATGGTACAGCTCTTAAAAATGGAGATTTATGGATAAGCACAGCAAGCATTGACAAATATCCAGAAATTTACAAATGGAGCGGTGCTAAATCACAATGGATCCAGTTAGATACAGGTGATCAAACTACTCAAGATGGTATCTTATTTGCAGATGCACGTTGGAGCACAGCAGGTGCAAACAGCGCAGAAGCAACTATTGCTGACTTGTTAGTTAATAACTACTTAGACTTTGATGCTCCAGATCCTGCATTATATCCAAAAGGTATGTTACTATGGAACTTACGTAGAAGCGGATTTAACGTAAAGAAATTTGTACGTAATTACATTGATGTAACAGCAGACAATGGACGTTTTGAAGTTAACAACGCAGACGAGCCTATGACAAATTACTATCCACACAGATGGGTAACTGAATCAGCAAATAATTCAAACGGTTCAGGACGTTTTGGTCAATCTGCACAAAGAGCTGTAGTTGTTCAAAGTTTACAAGCAACTGTAAACAGTAATGATGAAATACGTGATGACGAATCGCGCATATTTAACATTATGGCAACTCCAGGTTATCCAGAACTAATTGGTGAAATGATTTCACTAAATTACGATAGAGGTTTAACAGCATTTATCGTAGGTGATTCACCAAGTTCACTACTACCAAATGCAACGTCATTAAACGAATGGGGAACAAATGTTAACCTTGCAGTTGAAGATAATGCAGATGGATTAGTAAGTAGAGATGAATATCTAGGCGTTTACTATCCATGGGGTTTCACAAGTGATAACTTTGGTAACAACGTTGTTGTTCCACCGTCACACATGATGCTACGTACTATCGCACTTAGCGACCAAGTATCGTTTCCATGGTTTGCACCAGCAGGTACAAGACGTGGTGGTATTACAAACGCAACAGCAACAGGTTACATTGATAACGAAGGCGAATTTGTATCAGTAGCGTTGAACGAAGGACAACGTGATACACTATTTGGAATTAGTGTTAACCCAATTACATTCATTACAGGAGCAGGACTTGTTGCATTTGGTCAAAAGACTAGAGCAAGAAATGCAAGTGCATTGGATAGAATTAATGTTGCTAGATTGGTTATCTACTTACGTAGTCAGCTTAACAAACTTGCTAAGCCTTATATCTTTGAGCCAAATGATAAAATCACACGTGATGAAATTAAACAAGCGGCTGAAAGTTTAATGCTTGAACTAGTAGGTTCGAGAGCACTATACGATTACATTGTAGTATGTGACGAAACAAACAACACACCAGCTAGAATTGATAGAAATGAACTATACTTAGACATTGCTATTGAGCCAGTGAAAGCAGTGGAATTTATTTACATTC